GGCGCTGTCCGCGATTTTGTATGCCTGGCCCGAATTTTGGGCCTGTTTTGGCTGGTCAGGGCGTTGCGCTGTGTGTGTGTCTGTCCATTGTGGTGGGGGAGGATAAGCTCGCACGCTTCCATGGTTACGTTGTGTGATGTGGCGTGGATTGTTGGGGGCTGTTCTGCGCGGCGCACTTATGACTGGGTTGTGTGAGCGTGGCGGGGCGGCGGGTGTCGGGGGCTGTGGAACTGGCGGTGAAGCGCGATATCAAGGCGATGGGCGCGCGGCCGGGGCGTGGGACGCTTGCGGCGTTGGCTTTGGTGTTGGCTCGGGCGATTGATGATGGGCCGGCGCCGTCGATGGTGTCCAAGATGGTGAGTGAGCTGCGCGCGTGTATGACTGCGTTGGGGAAGGGTGGTGGCGATGACGGCGACGATGACGCGGGGTTCGGCGTTGACATGTCCACCCCTGTTCGGGACTCCTAGGTCGCCGGAGCGGGCCACGTACGGCCCGAAGGTGGGGGAGATCGCGCGTCTGATGGGGCGCCCGCCGATGCCTCACCAGCAATACATGTGGGATGTAGCGTTGGAGATCGACCCGGAGACGGGGCTGTTGGCGTACGGCGAGGTCGTGTTGATTGGGCCACGCCAGGTGACCGGCAAGACTGAGTGGTTGTTGCCGTTGGCGACGCATCGTTGTATCGGGTTTGAGCATGCCGGGCCGCAGCGTGTCTTGTGGACTGCGCAGACGGCGGATGATGCGCGTTTGAAGTGGCGGGATGTCCACTTGGAACGGTTGAACGCGGTGCCGAGGCTGCGGCGCAGGTTTGATGCCCGGCTTACACAGAACAAGGAGGCGTTTCTGTGGGCGAATGGGTCGGTGTGGAGTCCGGGCTCGACGACGGGTAAGAAGGGCGGCACGGGTGACAGCCTCGATTTGCCGATCATTGATGAGGCTTGGTCGCGGCCGGATAGCCGCACAGAGTTGGGGATGCGTCCGGCGATGCTCACCCGGGATTGGGCGCAGCTTGTTATCGCGTCGATGATCCCCGGTTTGTCGCGTGCTGCGCCGGGGACGTGGAAGTATCTGCAACACAAGCGGCAGGTGGGGCGTGCCCGGGTTGAGGCCGGTATCCGGTCGGGTGTGGCGTTTTTCGACTTCAGCGCGGCGGAGGGTATGGACCCTGGCGACCCGGCGACGTGGTGGTCGTGCATGCCGGGCCTGGGCCGCACGGTGTCTGAGGCGAGGGTGAAGGCCGACTTTGAGGCTATGGAGTCGGTGGATTTCTGCGCCGAATATTTGGGTTGGGAGCCGGAGACGACAACCCCGGGGTGGAGCTTGATACGGGAAAAGACGTGGGAGGGTTTGAAGGATCCTTCGAGCACAATCGACGGCCAGCCTGCGCTGTGTTTGGAGATCACGGAGGATCGTGCGTTTGGTTACATCCTGGCCGCGGGGAAACGTGCCGATGCGCATTGGCATGTCGAGGTGGTGGAGCCGGGCCACAGGATAACCGGGCCGGAGGCTATGGGCACAACGTGGATGCTGCCGCGTGCACTGGAGTTGGTGGCGGATCAGAAGCCGTGCACGGTGGTGATCGATCCTCGCAGGCCTGCGGCGTCGCTGATTGTGCCGCTGCGCAGGGCGGGCGTGCACGTGCTCACGCCGAACACGTTGGAGACTGCGGCGGCGTGTGGACGGTTCTACGACGCGACAGGGGACGCGGCCCGTGATGACGATGATGGTGTGCGCGTGTTCCACTTAGGCCAGCCGGAGTTGGACGCATCGTTGGGTGCGGCCCGCCGGTTGGACTCCGGTAGTGGTGGCGCGTTCACGTTCGTCAAGCGCGGGTCTGCGGGCACACTGTCGCCGCTGTATGGGGTGACGTTGGCGATGCACGGCGTTGAGGTCACGTCGGCGAAGCCGATTCCGCGTTCCAAAATTTGGTGACAGAAGGGGTTTGGCCGATGAGTGTTCAGGCTGACGAAACGATGTGGCTGCCGACGATGGAGGAAACCGCCGCCGCCAGGCCGAGGCCGAGGCGGCGCCGGGTTCGGGGGCTGCGGTTGAGTGCTGTGCCGTCGATGCCGCTGCTGGCGCAGGTGGCCGGTGGGGTTGCTGCGTTGGCCGGCGTGTGTCTGTTGTGGGGTTTAGCGATTACGCTGATCACAGGTGGTGTGACCACTGTGGTACTGGGTGCGTTGAAAGAGGCCGGGAAGGTTTGATATGGCCCGCTTCGAGATCTACAGCGATGGGGCTTCCACCAGCAGCGACCGCGACCGGCGGCAATCCGCCGAGTGCCGTTGGCGCCTGGTCGCTGAGGACGGCACGGTCGTAGCTGGTGGCGGCGCCAGTTTCGTCACAGTGGCCGGCGCCCGCGACGGCATCGAGGGCGTCAAGCGTGACGCGCCGTCGGCAGACATCGTCGAGTTGGTCTGAGCCTTATGGGACTCGGGCGGTTGCTGACTCGGTCGACGCAGTACACGGCGACCGACACTGTCACCGGCGCCACTGCCACTTTCACTGTGCTCGACAACCTGGCCCCACAGTTCGCGACCATGGGCACCTACCAGGCCGGTATGACAATCCCGGGTGCGTGGCGGGCCGCGATCCTGCTGTCAGACCTGCTGGGTGAGGTGCCATGGAACGCCTACCGGCAGCCCATCGGCCAGCCCGAGCAGTTGCTGACACCCCGGCCGCCGCTGCTTGAGCAGCCCGCCCCGCCCGACACCCGCATGACCACGTTCTCATCGTGGGCGCTGGATCTGATCTGGCACGGCAACGCCGTCGGTGTGGTCGCCGCCCGCAACTTCCAAGGCTGGCCCACTGCCGCAATCCCGGTACCCGCAGATAATGTCGCGGTGCGCCGGGTCACCCCGTTCGTTGACTCGCCACTGCCCGTGGGCGCGTTGGAATATTCGATCGGATCCATGCGCCTGGGGAGTCAGGACGTCCTACACATCAAAGGCCCGTGCCGGCCGGGTGCGGTGCGCGGCATGGGTGTTCTGGAGACACAACTATCCACACTGAATTTGGCCTTGGACCAGGGCAGGCAGGCACAGTCGGTGTCCAACCACGGTGTGCCGACCGGGGTGTTGACGTCGTCGAATCCGGACCTGACCAACGATGAGGCAGCCGACCTCAAGCTGGCGTGGTTGGCGTCGCAGTCGTCGAGGACGGTCGCAGTGTTGAACGCCTCGACGACGTTTGAGCCGCTGTCGTGGAACCCCGACGAGATGCAAATGGTGGAGGCACGCAAGTACACCCTCGGCGAACTGGAGCTGGTTTTCGGCCTGCCGGTGGGTTGGCTGGGTGGGCAGCAGTCGTCAAAGACGTACTCGAACATCGAGGCCGACGCGGTGAACCTGCTCAAGTTCTCACTCGGCGGGCACCTCGGACGGTTTGAGCAGACACTTTCGTTGGCGTTTCCACGCGGCACAGAGGTACGCGCCAACCTGGATTCTGTGTTGAGAGCGGACACGTTGACCCGCTACCAGGCGCATGCGATCGCACTGGATAAGGCGTTCCTGTCTGTGGATGAGGTGCGCGAGTTGGAGCACCGGCCACCGCTGCCGGACAAGGCCACAGAGCCGGACGCGTTTGCCGAGCCGCCGTCGTCTGTGCAGATGCCGATGCTGCCACCGGGTGGTGGCCGGCAATGACCGGGTCTGTCGAGGATTACGGCGAACTGTTGGCCAGGGCCAGCGAATTCCTACATGTGCCCGCGGATCCTGCCGAACCTGCGCAGCCCTCCCCGGTTGAGGCGATCACTACGGCATCGGGGCTGCGGGCGAGGGCTGGCGAGTTCACACCACACGCCGAGCCGGAGCCTGTGTTGGACCGTGGGGAGCTGCTGACACGGGCGCGTGAATTCCTGGTTGCACCCGAGCCGCCCGCCGATGTGGACGCAGGGGCCGTGATCGCGGCAGAGGGTAGGGTCCGGGCCGACGCTGAACCGTTCCTGGCCGAGCGTCTGCCCGTACTGCCTGAGCACGATACGGCCGTGGTGGCGGATGATGATGATGTGGCGGGCGAGGGCGACACCGGCGCAGACAACGAACCGACCGAAGTGGAGCAGCCATGAACGAAACGTATGAGGACTGGACGGTTGCCGAGCTGCAGGAGTTGCTGCGTAGCCGGGAACTGCCTGTGTCCGGCAGCAAACCTGAACTGGTTGAACGTTTGAGCGCCGCGGACAAGGCGGCGGCCAAGGCGGTGGCGAAGCCCGTCGTCGACAAGGCAGAGGCGAAGGCAGAGCAGGCACGCAAGGACGGGGAGTGCGTTGTGGACGATGGCACGCCACACACCGGCCGGGCCGTCAACGGCGTGATCTGTTCGGCGCATGCGATGCGCTACCGCGCGGACGGGAGGCTCCGGGCCGATGGCTGAAATGCAGTACCGTTCGTTCCGCCCGGATCTGGAAGTGCGCTCCGGTGGGGACGGTCGCACCATCTACGGCATCGTGGTGCCGTACAACGCGCCGACCCGCATCAACCAAGACCTGGTGGAGTCGTTCGCCCGGGGCGCCTTCAACCACCAGCTTGCGGCGCCGTCGCGGGTCAAACTGTCCCGCGAACATGTGCTGTTGGGTGGGACGCTGATCGGCGCCGGCTCCACGTTTCGCGACGATGCGGCCGGCCTGTACGGGGAACTTCGGGCGTCGAAAACCCCGGTCGGCGACGAGACGATTGAGCTTGTGCGCGATGGCGCGCTCAACCAGTTGTCCATCATGTTTGAGGAGCGCCAAAACCGGCGCCTGGCCGGCGGCATCACCGAACGGGTCAAGGCACACCTCGCAGAGGTGGCCGTCGTGTTGGAAGGCGCCTACGGCGACTTGGCGGCGGCGGCAGGTGTGCGCTCTGCCGCCCACGGTGATGCAGTGTTGGCCGCGTCTGACGCCGAACTTCGGGCGAAGGCTGAAGAGTATCTGAGGCAACTGCCCGACCCGCCCGACCACGAGCTGGCGATCCGGTCCATCCGGCTCGGCATGCCGGGCTGATAACGTCCGACGGCATGGACGCAAACGAGAACACTGCAGGGTCTGCGGAGGCGTTTGCCGCCGCTGTCGAGGGCCGTCACCCGGGCGCTGTGGGCAT